ATGGTGATAGCAGAGTGCCAACCTTCCGAGGGAGTGTGCAGCGCGTGCGACACTTCATGCCCCATCAGCAAGTCATAAAGCTCGCCATTCATGTCTTCCCATATCGGGCAGTACAGGGTGCGAGTCTTGAGGTCAATCATGGCTGTGCTAATACGCTTATGCACAACGTTGATATTTTCACCCGCGAGCAATTTCGCGAGGACCGACTTGGATTCTGATAGGATAACGCTAGACATGAATTCCTCTACTGTAGAACCATTATACGAGGAATCCAAGGGAAATGCAAGGATTATAACCCCTTGCGAATCAATGACTTACGAGCCTGTCGTTGCGGTGCGGATTTTACGCAGGTTTTGCTTGACCTTTCTCTTAGCGATATCTAGCTTGATTGGAGACACAAGATCAGTGTAGCAGATACCGGCAAGGTGATCGAGTTCGTGTTGAACGCACGTTGCCCAAATTCCTTCGAATCGCTTCGACACCTTTTCACCATTGCCTGCGAAGAAATCAACTTCAACCCATGCTGCTCGGCTGAGTTTCAGGAACAGACCGGGGAACGAGAGGCATCCTTCGTTGTAGGAAACGAGTTCTTCGCTCTTGGCTGTGACGACCGGATTGATCAGAGAATACACCTTACCGTCTTCGATGTGATTGATGACGCAAATGCTGTACTTGATGCCGCATTGGTTAGCCGACAACCCAAGTCCATTCATACGCTCGCAAGTCTTCATCAGACTGAACGAGGTGTACGCGATCTTCTGCCCCTGAACGTTTTCGAAGTCGATTGGAACGGTGGGTGTCCGCAGGATAGGATCGTACTGATCCACTAGCTTGAGGTATTCCCACTCGACCATTTCGCCTTCTACGAAAGAAATTTGCTTGCTGCTCATGCTGCTATCCTGCTAAAGTTTTGCTTCTTCTCAAACCGAATGGAGTTGTTGAACTTATCGTGCAACTGATCCTTGTGGCTGATGACGAAGATGTTGGTGTTGTCTGGCATCTGGTGGAGAATCTCTAGGAGCGCGTCCGTTCCCTTTGTGTCGAGCGACGAATCGAAAGTCTCGTCCAGTACCAGAAGGTTCGTGTTGACGGAGTTCTTCATGCGAGCGATACTGCGCCAAGTCAACAGCAGCGCAAGGTCGATCTTCTGCTTCTCACCCTCAGAGAAGTTTTCGTAGGAGAAGTCGTCGCGATGGCGGCTCTTGATGACCTCGTTGAATTCCTCGTCAATGGTGAAGTTCACGAAGAAGTCCATCGCAGCCAGATACTTGTTGACTAGCTTGTTGATGATGGGGAGGTATTGCTTGATGATTTTCGTCTTGATGCCACCGTCTTTGAGGAGGAACGCGGCAACGTCGAGGTACTGCTTCTCTTCTGTTGCTTTCTTTCGCTTTTCGATGTAAGTAGTGAGTTCATCAACGAGTTCAGCCGATTGGTCACGGGACTCGCTACCGATGCTACGGTGTTCTGTAAGTTGCCTAACTTCCTGCTCAAGTACAGTAATATACTTTCTTGTATGAGAAATGGAAGAAGAATTAGAAGCAATCCTACGTCCGAGTTCTTGGACTTCTCCGTTGATTCGGGTAACTTCTGTGAGTCTTTGGATGATGGCATCTTTCTCTTCCTGTAGTTTATGCAAGCCACGGTCTAGTTCCGTGATCTTGACGTTACATCCTTCCACCATCGAATCCTTGAAGCCTTCGTTGATGGGCTGTGTACAGGTCGGGCAAGAGTCGTTACTGACGAAGAACTGTACATCCTTCTCCAACTTGGCTTTGTTCGACTCGATTCTCGTACCTAGCGTGACAAGCTTGTGGTGCTTGTTTCGCGAGTCGGTTTCGTCGGTGATCTGATTCAACAGGACTGCAACCTTCTCTTCAAGCTCTCGCCCTGTGGTCTCGCACTCGATGATCAGATGCTTGGAGTTGGCGATATCAGATTGCTTCGCGACGATCATTTCCTGATTGTTACGCTTGAGTTCGTCAAGGTGTTTCCTGTGTAGGTCGATCTTTTCCTTGACAGATTCCAGACGAATCTTGTACTCGTTCATCTGCGTCTTGATGGTGGACAAGCGATCCTTCACCACCGAGTTCATGGACGAGAAAATCTGAATGTCGAGAAGGTCTTCGATGACCTCGCGCCGGTCGGCTGCTTTCAGTTGCATGAACGGGACGAAGGATGCCGTGCCTAACAGGACGATCTGCGTGAATGCCTTGTAGTTCATCTTGAGGATGAAGCGAGAGAGCATGTCCTGATAGTCAGCCGCGCGTGCGTCCTGATTCAACAGGCTCCATTGCACACCGTTGAAATCCCATGTGTAGACTTCGAATAGCGCAGGCTTGATGCCGCGACGGACGAGATACTTCTTGCTGCCAGTCGTGAACTCGACTTCGGCTACGCAATCCTTGCCGTTGATTGAGTTGACGATCAGTGGTTTATTGATGTTGCGAAACGGCTTGCCGAATAGCGCGAAGGTCAACGCATCCAGAATGGTTGACTTACCCGCACCGTTCTCACCCACGATCAGGGTGTTCTGGTGAGAGTCGAGTTGGATTTCGGTGAAGATGTTACCGGTTGAAAGGAAGTTCTTCCAACGGACGGCGTGAAAGGTTATCATGTTTTCTTCTTGAAGTCTTTAATCATGTCTAGTGCGACACGCCCAATTAGCCTTTCCAGTTTTTCGATGTTCTGACCATACGAGCCGTAGTGAGCATCTGCAATCACTTCCGGTGTGAGCGGGATGGTCACTAGGTAAGTTGGTGCGAAAGACTCTGGATCAACCAGAAATTCTACTTTACGATAATCGGTCATGATTGGGAAGCCAATGCCTCATTGTATACTTCTCTCATTATACTCTTCAATCGCGGCTTTTGCAAGTCGAATTCCATGCCCTCAACTACCTTGTCGATAATTGAGATTGTGTCGTCAGCCTGATCAATTACACCGTCGCCATTCGCGTCGATTAGGCTTATGTCTGTGAAGTCTTCCACGATGGTTATATCATGTGGATTAGCCTTAGCGAGTGCTTCGATTAGAGTTTCGAACAGGAAGGAATTGGATTTCTTCTCAACCACTACCTTGACGTACTTGCCGGTGTAGGCTGAGTAGTCGCCGTTCTGCACTTCATCGAAATAGAGATTGTCGTCGTTGTAGAAAATCTTCGTGTAGATTTCGTGCGGGTTCTGAATGAACTCTAGATTGCGTGTTTCGGTGTCGAACACATGGAAGCCCTTTGGATCATTCCAGTCAGCCCATGTCATCTGAAACGGTACGCCGGTATAGAGGATGTTCCCGCGTTCTGACCGATGGTGGAAGTGACCGGAGACTACCTGATCGTACTTGGCGAACATGCCAACGTCCATACCTTCATGACAGAAGTTGCCGCGATCCATTTCGAATCCGGCTAGCTCAAGGTGTCCGAACAGAATGTCGTTCTTTGAGTTCGCGACGAACACACCAGTTTCCTTCTCGTTCTCTTCGCAAATCCAAGGAATCAAATCTACAGGTATTCCACCGAAGACTATCGTAGATGGTTTGTCGATCAGACAAACTCTGGAATACTCCGACAACACCAGAGAGGGTGAGTTCACCTTGAGGGTGTTGCGATAGAAGATATCGTGGTTGCCTAGGAGCGCATACAGGGTGATCAGCCGCTTATCCAACTCGTTGAAGAAGTATTCCTTCGCGGTGGCAAGCGTGTTGAAGTTGACGTACTTACGTCGGTCGAACAGGTCGCCCAACTGAATCACGTTGCTGATGCCGTTAGCATCCAGATACGGGAAGAAAACGTCTGTGTAGAATTTCCGCGCAAGCTCATTGAATACGGCTGAGTCGTTTCTCAGTCCGAAGTGGGTGTCCCCAAGGATGGCGATTTTCATGTAATACCAATTATCCAGAATACAAAATTCACTACGAGTAGTATACCACTATTCGATGAATTTTTCAAGTCCTTTAGCGGTTGCCTTGGCTTTCTTCGCAGCCTTGGCATCTTCGAACTTTTTGATGAACTCGCTGATGTTCTCGTACTGGTCGAACTGCCGAGTCATGCCGTCGTCGGACTCCATCTGATTGAAGTCGTCCAGAATGCCATGTAACTCAGTAGACTTATACTTCACATACAATTGTTTCTTCTCACGTTGAATTCGTCTTAGAAATGCGTAGTAGACGATCTGCGAGAAGTAGGCGAACGGATTCTTGGACTGAGCCGGATCGAAGTTCCCGGCGTACATCACACAATTTTCGATGGCATCACACACCATTTCGTCGCGCCACGAATAGGTCAGGAAATTATACTTATGACTCATGTTCTCTGCGATTAGCATGAAGCACTTGCCGACGTATTCGGGGATTCTCGGCGCGTCCACTCGCTCGCGCTTCGCCTTCCTGACAGCCTTGCGATAGGCTGTGATTTCCTTGAGGAAGAGTTTGTTATCAACGTAATTAGTTTTAGCCATGGTTTAGACTTGACAGTTCCTTGTTTTGTGTGTATACTGAGTGTGTCGCTCGTTTGAAGGGGTTTAATAAGAGACTAAGAAGATAGGATCAATTAGGTTTAACAGATGGGTCTTTGAGCATTAGAGGGATTACATTGTCAGTCCTAGGAGTCTTGGTCTTCTTGACCGCCTCTACTGAATACAGATAGTCTACAGCAGATATGAATTCATCCCTAAAGGATTCCTTGGTGGCAGTTGAGAAGATTACGTATTCCTTGGGTAGAAATACTTCATCTGTAGCACAGACGATAGGTGGTACCCATTCCCTGACATTGAGCATCTGTCTCCCACCCAACACTTCACTGTCAATCGTGACTGCTAGTGGTCGAGCAATTCGATAGTACATGTCTAGATTCTCTAATTCGTAAGCGATGATATCCTCGTTGGTCTTGAGTTTGTAGAAACGGATGACTGGTTGCGTAGGCTGTTCTTGTTGCATTAGCGTAGTCCTATATTGATTGATTTGATGGAGAACTTCTCTTCGTTGTAAATGCGAACTCGTTCCTCATAATGTCTCAATGCGAAGTTGACATAGTTGCCAAACCGCAGATCGTCTACGATATCGTATAGCGTACATCTGTCCTTAAACTCACCCAAACGCAATCCTCTTCCGATGGATTGCAATGTTCTAATCTGACTCTTAGTGGGCGAAGCGAATACTACATTGTGTAGGTGCTTGATATTTATGCCCGTCGAGAATGTGCCGTAGGATGCCACGATGACAGAACCACTTTCTGTCTCGGTCAGTTTTCGAACAACCTCACGCTCTTCTGTTTCCACAAGACCGTGAATCAGGTGGACCTTCCTGCCGGTTCCTGCTAGTCGGTCTTCGATCATCTTGTGGATGATCTTGCCGTGTAGCTTTACATAATTGTACAGGATTAGAGTGTTGCCGTCAAGCTTTTCTGCTAGATTCGTGATGTATTTGTTGCGTGCTTCGTTGGCACACAGGAAGGAAATCTCGTCAGGGTAGGACTGACCTTTTACGGTCTTGCAGACGGGTTCTGGATACTTGAGGACAAGGCACTTGATTTCAAGCTGCGCGAGTTGTCCTTTATCCATCAGTCCCTTTGTGGTGGCGACTCGTTGCACCTGTCCGAAGAGACCTTCTAGGACAAGCTTGTGAACCTTAGACCCGTCGAGGGTGCCGGTAGTTCCAATACGGAAGTCGCAATTCACCATCTGCGTCATGATGCCCTTGAGGGAAGACGCCTTGAACTGGTGAGCCTCGTCACCGATTACAAAGTCGAACTGAGAGAAATACTTCTTCGGCAGTTCAAAGATGCTCTGCCACGTAGAGATAACCATTGGTGCGTAGGCATCTTTCGTGAAGCCTTCGTAGATGCGTTGGCAGTTCTTCTCTACGTCCCACCCATAGTCCGCAAAGTCACCATACATCTGTTCAACAAGGGAAGTGGTAGGGACGATCAACAAGCCGCGTTTCTTGCCGTGTTCTAGGAGCCATCGCGAGAGCATGTAGATGATAAGAGACTTGCCGGATGCGGTAGGCGAGATAATGACTCCTCGCCGTTTAGTCGCTGCCCACAGATACGCGACTAGCTGATAGTCACGCGGGGTGTACTTCTCGGGGATGTTCCATGAAGCTAGGTGCTGCTTGGAAGGAAGCTCACACACGCCGCCGAGTTTGAGTTCGTGCGTCATGGTGTAGTTGTGATCCTTGGCGAACTGTTGCACGTAAGGGAACAGCCCCGCAAGAATCTTGTGAGTGCGGAAGGAGAATAGGAACGTCTTTCCATCCCACTTCCGTCTGGCACCGGGAAGCTTGGGATGGAACTTTGCGTTAGGGTCTACGTAACAGAAGTGATCAGATAGCTCTTGCGCTACGCTATCTTCGCATCTTACCCTCGCCCATACGTTATCTGTTTGTTCAAAATGGATATCACTCATCATCTTCCCACATGACACCCAAACACAGTTTCATCATTGTTCGATGAAACCATATTGGCTTGTGTTGGAGCATGAGCTTCCAACTGTATGCTCCTTTACCTAGACGATAACCACCGGAGTATTTTGGTGGCGAAGCGACGATGTAATCTTTAATGTCCACCGGATTCAAACCTCGTCCATGCCATGAATTCCTTCATTTGCCATGTGCGGTTGTTGAGTTCTTTCATGACGTAGGTGCAGAAGGATACGCACTCGTCGTGGAATGTGAGTCCTGCCTTGGCTTTGATGATATCGTCGTCTGCATCCATGTACAGATTGAGGTCAGCCTTGAGGGTGAACGGAAACGGTTCCCAACCCAACGCAGTTAGTTCCTGCTGTGTGAGCTTGCCGTTGTAGTACATCCACTTCGTCTTGCGCAGTTTGTTGAACTCACCTTCGCGGCGTGCGCCAGTCATCTTGTGGAGAGACAGGTACTTATTGTACTTACTGTGAACGATAGGGATGCGAATCATTTCACCACCGGGATTAGTGGTATCAACCTTCGCGTCGATTTCCCATTCTGCGATCAACTCATCGAGATTAGGGGCAACATACTTACTCATGACGAAACTCCTATCAAATCATAGTTCTATCATATCATATCCTGATAAGAAAATCAAATCCTTTCAAGATTATAGTAGGAATATCTGAAAGTTATATCAGCCGTAATGATGTTTTCAGCCGAGTCCAACGCGCTAAACATAATTCCACCTAGAGTTGTGGGGAAGCAGTCCTTGTACTGGACTCTAAAATTAGGGTTATTCTTGTTGGTGTAGATGGTCATCGAACCGTCCGAATACTGGACCGGCAGCTTGACACCCGAACCGCGTCTAATCTGCGTGTCGCGGAACTTGTCACCCATGTTGGCATACTCTTCGAATTCCTTGGGGAAGGTCATACCACGAATCCAGTCGTGAATGGCAAGCCATCCGAGGAGGTCTTCGTCTACGAGCATGGTCACGTTGAGTGTGTCGTAGATAGCCTTCTCACCGGGAGCGTAGAGGTCAACGAATGGCGTAGAACGCATGACTTCGGACAGCGAGATACCGGGAAGGTTTGCCGTCTGGCAGAAGAACGTGAGTCCCGGCAAGCGCGTGAAGTTGAGTTTGAACTTCGTGCTTTGCAGGATATCGCGATTAGAAGGATTGCGTTCGATTGCGCCCATGGTTTTCTCCGGAAGGACTATGCTCTCTATTTAGCAGACAACAAAAAGGGGCGGATGTTGCCATCCGCCCCTGAGTCACCGGGATTTGCTCCCTTGTTATTATTGTCGCTTACGATCAGCCGATCAAGTTGATGACGGCAAACTTACGGTAGTAAGTGTTGCTGTGGTCGGTCAACGCACCGGAAATGGTCGTTTCTGCGCCCTGCTGCGAGTTGCCGAATGGGTTCTGGACCAAGCCGTAGCGAGTCTTGAAACCAATCTTAGGCTGGAACGTATCAGGGTTGATAGCGCGAACCATCTGTAGGGGAACGTATGGGCAGTAGAAGATACCTGCGTCATATGGGGTTGGACCCTTGTAGCCGACGATGACGTAATCCGAACCCGTTACCGAGTATGGGTCAACGTAGACCTTGAGGCGACCGAACAACGTTCCTGCGAAGGTGTTGCCAGTGTCATCAACCGATAGGTTGGTGTTGTTGGTCAACGCACCCTGATAGTCCAACAGACCGGTCATCGACAGAGCCGATGCAACGTCCGAGGAAACGATCAGAATGTTACCCTTACCACGGCGAGTGTCCTTAGCAATCTTGTTGCAAGCACGCTCAACTGCGAACAGAAGACCCTTGAATTTTTCAACTGACCAACGACCGGACGTATCCGTTGCCGAGGAGAGGTTGAAGGTGTTCGTGGTCAAGCCGACGTAGCCGATGTTAGCAACCGAGTAGATTGCGCGGATAACTTCACGATTGATTTCCGCGAGGATTTCAGTCGAGAGGATGTTGCTGAGTTCTGCTTCTGCGTCCAGACCGTGAATTGCCTTCAAGTCCTGTGCGAGTTCAAGCGTGTATTCAGCCTTGAGTGCGCGAGTCTTAGCAACAACCGAGATGCGGTCAATCGAGAAGCCCATCTGAGCCATCGAAGTACCGAGTTCTTCACCTACGGCGGTGGAGAATGCATTACCGGTGTTTGCCAATACTACGTTTGCCTGTGCGCCTGCCGATGACAAGTTAGCAAGACCACCCATGAGGGTAGTTGAGTGCGAACCGCCGCCAGTCCATGCCGTGTTAGCTTCGTTGTAGAAAGCTTCGGTGGTCTGATAGGTCGTGTTGGAATACTTAGCACGCATTGCGAAGATAAGTCCGGTAGGACCAGTCATAGGCTGAACGCCGCAAACATCATACGCCATCAGGTTAGGTAGCGCACGGCGCACCAGACCGATGAGGATAGGGTCGAAACCCTTGATGTTGCCTTCGCCGCCAGTCACAGGAGACATACCGCCAGCAACGCCGTTAGGCACAGCTTCGAACATGTTACCATATGCACTTGCTTCGTCGCGCATTGCCTTTTCTTGGTTCTCAAGAATGACAGCCGTAACTGCCTTCTTGTATGGGTCTTTGATTGCAGCGAGTTCAGGGTGGTCGAGGACCGGTGCCCACTTCGTTACGAAAGTTTCTGATAGATACATTTTGTTTCTCCGTTAGAGGTTTAGTTTAGTTTGCAACTTACTTGTTAAGCTGCTTGCTGATTGAGGTCACATAGCGATCCATAACACTACTGGTTTCCTTGGCAGCAGTCTCTACGAGAGCCTGTGGTCCTTCACTGACCTTTTTGCCGGTTGGGTAGTAGTTCTCGCGAATCACGGCGAGCTTCTGCGAATAATCACCCTCTGTGGTGAACTCTACGCCCTCTGCGAGCGACTTAATCTTTTCGACCTGAACTTCGGTCAATCCGTCGCAAGTCTTGCGTAGGATTTCGACAGCCTTAGACTCGTTAAGAGCCTTGGTCAATTCTGTGGTCTT